TTGCTCAGAACCCCATAGGATTCGTAGTTTCTTCGACTTCTTTTGCTTGGATTTGCGCTTCGCCATGAGAATATCGAGACAGACTGGGTTTTAGAACCATACGGAAGAAAACCTACGGAGCGAACTATACTACATATTTCGACCTAAGCGTCGCCGTAGTTTTCTTGTTCATTGCATACTGCAAAGTTCCACTCCCACCTTGAGCAGAATAAGAAGTTGAATCCAAATCAAGTCGAGTTCCACTGTTGGTTAGTTTGGGTGTTGTAGGACCACCCGAAGTTCCCCATCCAACTCTTATGACACCGAGATTGCCTGGCGCGGTGGTTCTGAGATTCATTGCCGAGCCATCGGAGTTCTGTCGCGCATACATGACATTCGGTGAAGTTCCGACTCCAGTTGAGTCTATCCAGTTTGAAGTCTCAGCGACTATCTCAAGCCACGAGTCAGCGTGGACTAACCATGTCGGGGTTTGGAATGCTAAGCGTAATGTCTCGTAGCGGTCGAAGTCCATGTGCTACGAATAGCGATTCGGTTTAATTGAATAGTCCTTGAGATAGATTTCGTGCTTGGCCTTTCTTTCGGCTTGGGCTTGTTTGATTTCTTTCTCATTAATTGCTCGACGCTTCTTATGGTCATTCCATGCGTCACCATACTTTTCTTTGAGCCATTCGTCAAACCCTTGATGCGTCGGGTCTAACTTCTTACACTTAGGACAGGCTAAGATTTCATGCAACCATTCTTCGGTAGCGACCCACTTTTCGGGGAAGCCCCATGAGTCAGCACCACATATAGGGCGGTGGCGAGGCCATTCTCCCCCTAACTTATGTCTGACGGGTGGTTTGCCTTTCGGTCTTCTCCCCATTACAACGCCTCGTGTCCTTCGGGAAGATGCTTTACCCTGCGGTCTTGCATATTCTCTAAGAGTTTGCATATTTCGGCTGAGGCTTTGTTGAAGCGGTCTTCACTATGTTTGTCAGTCACGATTTCTCGTTTGACCCTTGTTAGGTCAATGCTCGTCAGAATGTGTTGTAGGATTTCCCATTCAGCGTGTTTGATACTTGCCGCTCTCATATCCCTACGAGAGGTTTGGCCTATATAGGATTTACTCTATCGTTCGTTGGTCGGAGTGAAGTTCCCTATGATGATTCGCACACAACACCATGCACTTGTCAATTTCTGCTAAGATTCTCTTTTGACTATACCCTTCGTTGACCATTTGAGAGACGGCCATTACCTTCGTCCTTTCGTCTATGTGGTGAAAGTCAAGGACGGACGGTGGGTGTCCGTGACCGCACTTTTCACAGATGAGAGTTTTCTTGTATTCTAAGAACCATTTACGCAACTGCTTCTTTCGCAACTTAACTCGATTGCGAATAATATTCTTGTTGCGGTGGTAGTAATGACGCTGGTATTCTTTGTTATATTCAGCGCGCCTTACGGGGTCTTTGTAAGGCATCTGACTAAAGCCCTACCAAAGAGGGGTATTAACTGTGATTTTGTTTTCACTGCTTGGACTTGTATTCTGCTGAGTTGAAAAGGTCGTCAAGCATTTGCTGACGAGTCATGCTTCCCATTACACCTAAGCGTTGTTTGTAGTGCTTTGCGCCAGCGAAGTCAGCCTCTCGTCCTAAGACCGCAAGGTAAGCGGCTGACACGAAGTCCTCGACGCTCATTGCTTCAAGGTCGGTCGAAGGAAGTTCCATGTTATTCTTTGACACTTTCACTTCTTCCTCAACTTCTTCCTCAACTGCTTCTTCTGAAGGGTATAGGTGAGCGGTGAGACGCTCGACGAGAGCGGACTTGATACCATCGGTAGCAAGCCCATGTTCCTCGCACAGGGCCACGAGTTCTGCTTTTAATAGACTGGATAGGTCTTCCATGACCGTCCAACCATCGAATTAGGCTCTTAACTGTCGTGGTTCAAACCCCAATGAATCAGTTTAACTGTGCCGTTTGTGAGCGCATCCCGAAGTGTCACTGAATCGCATACTTCGTCTGAATGAGTTGCACCAACTGGTAAAATTGCATACAGGACTCTATCTCCCGCGACTTCCGCTAAGTAAGGAGTCTCGTTGTTGACTGTGCCGTTCACGAGGAACAGGTAGTTGAATCCGTCTTCGTTTTGGAGAATCCGTTTATCTTCTATCGTTCCATTTAGCCAAAAGCATTCGCCGTCTTCCCAAAAGAACATCGTATGTGGATAAGTAGCGGGCGCAGTTAGCACCATTCCAAAGCACCCCGACTGAGCAACCACGAGGGCTACAAAGAGAGGGGCGAATGCTACACGCTCGGCCATGCACTTCGTTTAGAAGTGCGGTTATTTGTTGAGGGGCTTGAACCCTATTCAACGGTGACTGATGCGGACATATTCTCCGTCGTATGCGTTAGGGAATACACCGTGTCTGTTCGTCCATAGACGAGGCGAGACACAAGGCGCACAGAACCTTTGCCTAATTGATTCTCCGTTATGATTAGTCCATACTAATGGAACTCTTGCATTTAGATTTCTTTCGACTGCTCTTTCGTCGGAAGGATGGTATGCTATTCCACACCTTGTGCAAGGTTGAGCCGGTCCTTGTATTGCTGTTGTGTTTATTCGCGCGTCGTTTGCGTCTCTCATGATTAAGGGGAGAGGGTAGGGGTATATAAGATTTAGGTTATATTATTCACTCATTCCATCGAATCAAGATATTATGGTGAGACTGGTAGCCGATGCAGTCACCTTCCGCATCACCACCCATGCCCTTCTTCGGACTTTCGAGTTCAATGGCTTTCACCGAATCCGACCGGAACATCTTGACAAAGTGATAGTCTGAACCATCAACTCCTTGCCCTGTAAGGTCGGGGCAAGTAAGGGCGCGCGTATTCATTAGGTCAGTGAACTTCTGAAATAAATCCCAGTGTTTCGCTCTTGTTGGAGCATAAAGTGTGACTACAAAGAATTGAGATACAGTCTTAGGCATGGTTGTTGCACCCGAAAAGTGAGAATCTTCGGATTCACCATACGAAGGCATGATTGAGATTTGGTATGTTTTCTGTCGCTTGAACTCTAACCACCCAGTGTTAACTACGGGAGTCCATACTCCGTCGGGAGATACCAGGTGGTCCGTAATGAGAGTCTTGAGCATTGTATGTGGGTCGGTTGTTGGAACTCCACTATCTGTAATCGCCATCTTGATTACCTCGTCCGCGTGGTATCATAGATGCCGTATGTCGTCACACCCACGAGAGCCATACGCTTCACACGGTCGAGCATTTCTTTGTATTCTCTTTCAGTTGCAGTCAGTAAAGGTCGCCAAAACTCCTTCATGCGCTCAGTGCAGTTCTCGTCGTTAAGAGCCGCTCTCGCACATTGTCTGACAACCAACATTATGGTCGCCATCTTCGCTTCTATTGGTGCGGTTGCTTTACCTGCGGTATATGTCACCTTGATGTATTGCCGTAGGTGTTCGGCCTTAGCAAAATGAAATCTAATGATACCAGCGTCAGCGTCGTCGAGCCACCAGTCGTGAGTCGCGCGCTGTCGGCCTTCGAGTAGTGTAGTTTCATTGCCGTTGGAGTCTAATGTCACAACAGAAGATACCGACACCACTGGGCGTTGAGCCAATGTGATGTGTCGTGTGCCGTAGTATGCGTCAAAGTGTTCTGTATGTGATTCAGTTCCCGCTAACTGTCGTCCAGCGTAAGCGTCAACCATGCGCGAGGCATTAGTTATCATCGTCGCTATCTGAGAGTCAGTAGGTCCGATGCCTTCGGAAAAGTCCACACCTGCATACATCTCAACATCAGCGAGAGTGCAGTAGTCAATCTCAGCCATGCTACCTCAGACACTAATGAGGGTATTAACGAAGTCGTCAAGGCGGGGGCAAAGCCCCACACCCTGCAACCTTTCGTTTCACCAAATCATATTGTGTTGATGCCTTGTAGTTCGCAAATGGCTGGGCCATAGCGGACTGCAAACGCTACATCTTGCTTTGGAATCAATACGAACCTGTCCTTAGTTGGCTCGTCGTGGAATCCAATGCTGAATCTGCGCTCGGCAACAGTGGAGTTTCCGACCATTGGGCTTCTAATGTGAGTTAGAAGAGCGGAAGTCTGAGTGCTGGATGAGCCAGCATCGGAAGTTCCGTCGTATGCCTGGTTGGTTGGGATTACACCAGTTGCGAAGGTTCGGATTCCATAGATTCGTCCTACTTCTCCGTTTAGGATAGTAGCGGCTGGACCGTATTTGTCAACAGTCTGCAACTCAGTTAGACCGAGTAGTTGAACCTCAAGGTTTCGTGGAACGATGAATGCTAAGTCATCCCTGTTGTCTGCATAGATTCCGAGATTGGAGATAGCAGTTCGTAGGTCTGATAGAGCAAAAGTTCCGCTAACGGAGACTGCGGATGCGGATGCGGACTTCCTTAGACCGTCAAAGACGAGTAGGTAGTCGTTCTTCTCGCTTCCACTGGTTGTTGAGATACCGCCAGTGTTGGTTGAAGCGTTGTAAGCACCCATGATGTTGTCAGCCAATGTGGACTCGGTGTCCGCGTTGATGAATAGGTTAGCCTCGTTGAAAGCCAGTCTGCTCGCAATGTCCTCACGGAGAACAGATAGAAGACCCTCGACACCGTAGGCGACGAGATAGTTTCCAATTGGAATGTTAGCCATCATGGTCTTCAACTCAAGAGTAATCTCGTTGGTTGCATGGCGGCTCTCAGTAGGAGCATCACCGGACTCAGTGTTAGTTAGAGTCTGTTGGTGGAAGTCAATTGAGCCAGTTAGTTTAGGCACTTTGACGATTCTCCTTGACATCGGCATAGCAGGGAGAAGGCTTCTCATGAAGTTTCTCTCATATACCAATTCAATGATTTCTTCGACAGTTTCGGTCGGTAGGAAAGTTGCGCCAGTAGCCGAAGCCGCGCCTGCGAGGGCCGCTTTGACTCTCTCGACAACATCCGTAAATTGTATTTCTTCGCTTGTCATCTCAATTCCTCATTTTCAGTTTTAGTTTTCGACCCCTGTTCTGTCCGCTAAGCGGCCTTCCAGCCAGCCAGCAAGTCCGGCCATGCCTGGAGTCACGGACGGTTGGGGGTCGAGTTTGGTCACGCCAGTCTTTTCCTTTGGCGGGTATGAAG